CCGGGGTTGGCGTACTGATGCGCCACGGCGCCGGGGTACAGGTTCGGGCCGTTGCCGGGGTAGGCGGCGATCCACCAATGCGGCTCAGCCACCCCAGCGTTGTGGAACGCGGTCCTGACAGTCGGCCACGCGGACAGGGAGCAGTACACGGTCGGGTCGACACCTGCAGCGCGGCGGCGCCTAACCCACCCGGGGGCGTTGGCCGGCGTGGAGCAGCCCGGCTCGACGTCGAGCACGTGGCCGTCGTTGGTGGAGGAGAACACGGCGATACGAACCTTGACCGAGTGCGGGAACCGGGCCCAGTCAGCATCCGTCCACGCATACCGACCGTCGACGTATCCGGCGACTCCTTGGGCGTTGGTGGGGATGTTCGCCGGGTGGATGGCGTCGTAGAAGGTGCGCACGAAATCAGTCCTCTCGGGGATGTATCACAGGGCATCGCAGCGCGCTCTTTGTGGGTGAACTCCGCAGGTGACGGGTGCGTGTCATGTGTAGACATGCGCGCCGCGTCGTAGCACACTTTTAGTAAAGGGTTGGTAAAGGAGAGGTCAAGATGTCGCAGCCCACTGATGAACCTGAAGACCCGGACCTCGCTCAGATAGTCGAGCAGCTCGACCGGATGGAAGCGACCCTCGACAACGTGCAAGCCGTCCTCGCGCAGCAGGCAGGAGACCCACCGACATAGGTCAGTTCCCTGTCAGGGCTTGCCAGATGTTGACCACGATCAGGCCGGCTGCGGCGATCGCGAACAGCCTGGTGATAGGCGACCATCCCAGCGCGTCCCTGTCGGACTTTTCCCGCGCCGCCATTTGAGACTTGTTGACCTCCTGGAGGGCCGTTGCGTCCACCGCATCCTTGGCCTCCCTCAGAGCCAGGGCGAGCGCCTCCGCCTTCTCCGTGCTGGCCTTGGCGCCATCTTCAAGGCGCTGCGTGCGGGATATCAAGTTGCCGATATCAGACTCGTGTCGGTCCACTCGGGTGATGACCCCGGAGACTCGGTCGGCCACAAGGTTCAGCACGCCTTCCATGCGGGCGAGTTGAACTGGTGTGTTCTCGATCACGCGCGGCTCGGTAGGGTTCGTCATGTCAGCCCTCTCGTTGGGTTGATGCTCGGTCCTCGTCGTCGCTGCGTGCGGCGGCGGGGTCGGGGGTTGGGTCAGGTCAGGGCAGGTTGCCCATAGAACGCCACGTGCCGCCGGGGTTGCCCGAGACCGTGCATTGCCAGCCCATGGGCTGGCCGGCCGCGGGAAGTGAGTTGAACACCACGCTGCCCTGCACCTGCGCCCCAGTTGTCGGCGCGGCGGCGGCGAAACCTATAGTGCGCCGACCGCCAGATGGCATTATGAAGCTCATGCCCTTGGTGGCGATGGTGCCTGTGGCCGCGTCGATCTCGACCTGGGTGGTAGAGGTGCCATCGCCAGGGTGAACGACGATCTGTTTCACTCCGGACGTGGTCGTGTTGAAAAAGAAGCGAAAGACGCTCGACGCGGTGCCGGAGAATGGCAGCGCGTCGAAATGCCACTCGGTAGTGCTGGAGAACCAGTTTCCAACCATTGACCAAAGACCGTTACGCCACCGCGCTTGATTGCCCGAACCGGACAGCTCGTGAGCGATCTGATTGCGGACGCCCGATGCTTCAACGACCCTTGTCACACAGGCCGAGTCGTAGGTTGTGCCAATCCGCGTCGTGCCGGCAGAGTTTGCGGTCAGCGTGTACCCGATCGGGCTGACCTCCATGTGGCAGGCAAGGAAAGCGTTATCGGGGGCATCAACGTAGGCGTGCTGGGTTACGTTGTTGTCGAACTCGACGCCGGTAAAGACGTTCCATGAGGAGATCGTGAGAAGCTTGACTCCGGTTTGCGCGCCAGCGTAATTGCCACCGTTGATCTGGTTGCAGTTGGCGCCGTTTTGGAACTGTAGATCGGTTCCGTTGGTCATGTATGCCTTGCACTGGTCGAGCCGGTTGAAGTAACACTGGCTAGTCACTCCTGCGTCGAACAGGTAACCGACCGCGCCAGCCTTTGACCCATTGATGAAGACGCCCTGAATATGTGAGTAACTGGTGCGGGTCAGGTCAAGGCCAACGTCAGCGGTGGTGCCACACGCGATAGCGATGTTGGTCATCGAGAAGTTGACAGTGTTCACGGTTGGGGTTGCGGGGGCAATGACTGAACCCGTGAATCCCGAGGCGACGATCTTGGTCTGCCCGGTAAGCGTCTGTGTCCCGCCGAGACCCTCCAACGTCAGGCCCGAGTAGAACAGGACGGGAGCGGTGACCGTGAAGTCCTGGGCGGCGAGGACGACGCGTCCCGGCTGTCCTGCGAGGGTGCTTATCGCTCCGGCAATGGTGGCCTTGGCGGAATGCAGGGTCAGCCCATCGTTGGCGTCTGAGCCTCGCGAGCTGGCGAACAGCACCGTCTCGGCTGGGTCGGGGAGTTGCCCGAAGACACTGTCTGTGACGACACGTGACGCGCTGGCGCTGTTGCCCATGATCGCAGCCACAGCGCTGTCAGCGGGTGCACCCACCAAAGCAGCAGAGGCGGCAGCAGACGCAGCAGACGCAGCGGAGGACGCGACAGCAGCCAGTCCCAGGCTTGGCAGCTCCTCGGAGTACACGTCGGTGAACACGGCGCCGACTGTGAGCCGGATGGGCCCGGGGGTGGCCGCGGTGAAGTCCGCGATACCGGTGCTGTCGCTGTCGAAGTAGGGGGCGGTGAAGGCGCCTTGGGTGACGTTGATGGGCGCGGCGGTGACGGGGTCTGTGACGAACGCGCGCATGTTCCGGGCGAGACGCAGTGCGCCGGCGAGTTCCGCGTAGACCGCGACTTTGGAGTAGATGTAGTCGGTCACAAGAAACCTCCGGTTGACCTATTGACAGGGTGCATTACACCTGCGATGTTGGGGGTATGCCAAACCAGCCGAAGACACCAGGGCACACGATCCGCGTCCCAGACGACGAGTGGATCCCGGCCAAAGACAAGGCTGCCAAGGAAGGCGAGACCATGACCGACGTGATCCGTAGGGCGCTCAGGAAGTACGTCGCAGGGACCGCCCTGCTGGTCCTCGTCCTCGCCAGTTTCAGCGGCTCAGCCGAGGCGTCCGCACCTGTGGCCTCGATGTCAACGGCGTCGTTCGTGGCGTCGGTGCGTCAGGCTGGTGCGGGGACCATGATCGACTCCCAGAGTGACGCCGACCTCATCACGATGGGCATGTGGGAATGCGCTCAGACCGCGGGCGTGTTCTGGTCGCGGATCGGCTCCGCCTACTCCGCGCAGGTCGGTGCCGATACGGGGGTGTCGTCATACTCGCAGTGGATGTCGTTCTACGGAGTATGGCGTCAGTCCTCGGTCGCCACCTTCTGCCCATAGGTCACCTGAACCACAGGATATTTCCAGACAGGGTGGCCTCATGGGCAGCGAAAGCTGTCATGTTCTGGTAGTCGACAGAGGCCCCGACGCCCACCAGGAAGGTGTCGCCGCCACTTAGTCCGGTCTTGACGGTAGATAGCAACGTCACCGTGTTACCCCACCAGTTATTGCCCGGAAACTGGGCGCCGATTGGAATGCCTTCTACCGCACCGACGAATGGCCGACAGAGAAGGAAGTCGCTTCCTGCACCATCGGACCCCCCCGTAGTGTGCGTGTTGTAGCAACCCACCTGGCCGGTCACGGTCACCGCTGCCGAGGTGAACCCAGCGGGGACCGTGATGGTTGACGAAACGAGGGTCGCCCAGCTTGTAGTGACCGCGAAGTTCGAGACATCGAGTTGGATCGACTGGACTTTGATCGGGTTTGCCAGCGCGTCGTTGTTGATGATGCCGTTCGGAAGGCTGAGCGTGCCGGTGATCGCAGCGTTGCCGCCGATCGTCGTGTCCCCGTCGAAGTCCGCGGTGCCGTGAACCGCCAACGGGCCGTTGACTGTCTCAATGCCGTCGACCACCAACGCGCCGACGACATGATGCTCACCGTCGACAGTAACCACGCCCTCAGCGGTCACAGACGTGCCGCTCAGATTGAACGCCGACGAGGACGCCTGCCTCTCTATCTGGCGGGTCTGCTGACGGACGTACCGCTTGATGCCCATCGGGGTGCTAGGAAGTCTGCTCATCAGTAATCCCTCACATCCGCGAGAACCCAGTTGACCTGCACTTTCCCGTCGTCTGGAACGTGGACCGCCCGATCCAACACCCGCGACGTGAACACCAACGGCCGCTCAGTGGCATACACATCGGTGTCGAGCTCCACGCGCACAGTGTCCCCGCGAGCCACACCCGTCCAGTCCGGGTCATCCTCGAACGTCGTCAACGTGTAGACCGTCGTCATGCCCGAACCGGCCGCGAGGTCAGCGTCAGCGTGGCGCTGCAACGTCGCCGGGATCACCACGTCCGTGTACGACGTCGTCTTGGTACGCCTCGGGTAGCCCGCGTTCAACAATGCAGTGGCGGTCGCGTACTTCCGCAGCTGCGCCAACTGGTCACCTGCGCCAACCGCACGGGTCGCCGTGATCCCAGGCGACTGCTGCCGGGCCGGGTGCGCGATGACGTTCCCGCCTCGTCTGCCACCGACGACCGCGTATGGCTGCTGGCCGGGGAACAGCGAGCCGAGGAGGGTCGGCTTGGGCGGGGCCTCCGGCGGCACCCAAACCTCCGTGTCCTCGACGTACTCGAGGACGTCGGCCGGAGCTACAGACCCGAGCCTGTCACCCTGCACGAGAACACGGGTCGGGTTCTCAAGGGTGCCGCCAGTGTTGATGTACCACTCTGGCCCGCCCGCGTGCTCTCCGAGGCGTCGGAACTCCTCCTCGACGGTGGTCGTATCCCACGCCGCAATCGTCAGGTCCGAGACGGTCGCCCCCAGTGTGGTCCCGAGGATGATCCCGCAGTCCTGACCTGACACGGCCTGAGCGTCGGAGATGAGACGCCGCTGCAACACGTGGTCATTGGTGTTCGTCAGAGCGAACGGGACGGCCGGGCAGGTTTCAAAAAAACTACCCCACTCAGCGAAACTGAAATCGTAGGTCCTTGCGCCGGACTGACGCTCACCGAGCATCTGCCCCGACCACTGCGGCACACCGTCCCTGCAGACCAGGATCCCCGACATCGCACACGACAACGCTGGCCGCCAGAACGAGCGCCGCGGCTCCACTGTCGCGGAGAACGAGCACTCGCCGTGGTCGGACAGGGGGAAAGTCATTTCCAGCCCACGGGCTGGGATCAGCTCCTCGACCACATGCTCGTCATCCCAGCGGGTCGCGTAGACCTCGTATTGGGCCACGAAGGCTCAGAACGTCGCGGACGGGAGCAGTTCGATGTCCAACCACTGCGACGCGTCCGCGTAGACGTTCACGGCGCCCCCCGAGGCCGTCAGCACCACGAGGACGGTGTGGGTCAGGGCGTCGGCGATCTGGACGGACTTGTCGGCCTTCAAATGTAGGGTCGCGGTCGTGGCGCCTGTGTTGCCGGCCTTGGATGTGGCCACGATGTTGCCGTCGACCTTGACGTCGAGGAAGAACCCGCCCCCGGTGGGGACCGTCGCGGCGGCGGCGGCCGACACCCGGATCCGGTACGGGGTCCCCCCGAACGGCGACGCGGGCGTCGTCTGGGACGCCGCAAGGTTCACCGACCCCACCGACAGGTTACCGGCCGCGGTCGGGGCGACCGCGCGCAACTTCGACGGTGCCGGTGCGAGGGTGGTGGCCACGATCAGGTCGTCGATCTGGGCGGTCGGGATCGTCGTCGCACCAATGCCACCGGGAGAGAGGTGCCGCAACCGGGCCAACGCCACCGACGTGGCAGGGACGGTCGGGTCTGTCGGGGTCGCGTTCGGGGTGCCGACGATGACCGCGATCAGCTTGGTGACCGAGTCGAACACCACAATGTCGTTACGGGGCAACCCACCAACCGGGTTCGCCGTGAACACGTCCAGGGTCTTCTGTGACGGGTTGATGAGCCGGGATGCGCCCTGACCCAGCGATGCCTGGTTGACACACGCCCCGGCGTCGATCAGCACCGAGCCCGAGGCTGTGGCGGTCTGCCTGACCACCAAACCCTCAATGACACCCGACGCGGCGACACCGGTCGTCCCCGACGACGCGTACAGGTACGCCTCGGCCTGCATGTCCTGGACCTCGGAGTTGCCGCCGTCAAGGTACTGAAATTCCGTCATCAGCTGTACGCTCCTTCGAAGCCCCACACACTCAGCGACGCGGCAGGGTCGCCGCCATCATCAGTCCACGCGACTGACCCGCCACCGACAGGGACAGCCAGCCAGTCACCCGAGGACGACACCTGCGGGCGCACCGACACCTGCCCCTGCAGCAGAACCCGCCGGTTCGCCATGTCGAAGTCGAGGTACTGCCCAGCCAGCAAAGTCCCGCCGTAACGCACCCACGCACCCGTCTCCACCATGGACA